ACTCCTATTTCAGAGCGTATGTTTGCTGAGTATGGAGACTTGCGTGTTTGTAATGCACAAGAAACCGGAGTAACAGACATACTGGGGAATCAATTAGAGTTTTGTGAGCAGGCTGTTATTGACGGTATCTCTTTAAACGCTCCCTTTGGTAACGCGCTTACTCGCGGTGGTATGTATAAGTGTGACTTTAACTTTAAGAACATTACAGGTAAGAACTGCATCTTTGCTAATGCCTTTGTTAATACATCAGTTAGAGCGCAGACGGTGACTGCTACAAGAAAGGCGTGTGACATTGCAGGTTTTTCTAATAGTTTTTATATAGGTATTGATTCCCTTATTTATGATGGAAGTGCCGCCGAGTCAAACCTTCCCGCTTTTAGTCGAGTTGGTGAGGGTGGGCGTAACGGCCTGATTGAGATTTTAAATGCTAACTGTGGTGGTTATATTGACCCTGACCCTCTTGTTATGGTAGATGGGGGTTGTAAAAACGTAGGTCAAAAGGTTTATAGTCTAAATGCTCCTGACCACGGACAAGAGACAGGAACAGGTGCACCCTTTAGGTTACAACAAGCTGTGTCCTCAGCTAGAGAAATACACACTGCTACCGCAGGACAGACTGTGTTTAACTATGGTACTAAGTTTGACGAACAAGGGGCAGATAAGACTGCTGCTTTAAAGGTTTATCATAACAATGTTCTTCTTGTGGAAGACGCGGGAGCAGGTAAGTATACACGCACAGACGGCAACACTACAGTTACTTTAGGTACTGCCGCTGCGTTAGACGATAAGATAAAGATTGGGTTAGCTACAGATTATCAGAAAAGTTTAGAAAACTGTTGGTTATCTGTCAACGCAACTCTAGGTGCTAACGCTGTTAGAGCCGCTTTCTTTGGTGACTTAATACGAGACCCTGCTAATCCTTCCGTAAGGTATATGCACAATTGTGGCTTTAAGAATTTAAAAGTTGTATCAAGCGCTCCTTATTCTACAAACATTGCTTGTACTGTTCACGGTATTAATTCTTATATTGAGGGAGCGTATTGTAATGAAGGTAAACTTTCTATTGCTGCTGATGCTGAATATACTAGCGTAAAAGGTTACTTTAAACTAGGCGTGTCTGATGCTTCTTCAACAAGCGTTATTGACGACTTAGTTAAAAACTACATAAACAACTACGGTGTTAATTTAAAATCCTTTGGTGCTGTAGGTGATGGTGTTACGGACGACACAGTGGCTGTAAAAGCTGCTATTGATTCCGGTCAATCCGTTTACGTACCTGACGGTGTGTTCTTGGTGTCCTCTTGGCCTTCAGGCGGTGTACTGACTGATAGTACTTTAAAAATGCGAGGCACCGGTACAGTTAAAGCAGTAGGCAATGCAAACGTGTTTGTCGTTATAAGGAATGATGCTGACATTAAGGATGTGCAGTTTGAAGGGTTTAAGTTTGTGTTTGAAAACTCTTTTGGTAGTTCTGCTTCCTTCGATAAGTTTCACCTAGATAACATTACAGTAAAAAACTGTGGTGGTGGTATTACTTTAGAAAGACCAGTTAATTCTTTTAAAGTTACTAATTGTTTGTTTGAAAATATAACAGCAGACAAACCTATTCGTGTAGGACGTAACACCTACGAATCGCAGGATATTTGGAGAAATCTTAGTGTTTCCAATAACACATTTAGAAATATCAGCACTGTGTCAGGCACTGACTGTAACGTAATTCTTATCTATGGTAAGCAAGTAACTATTACAGGCAACACATTTGATACTATAGGTGCGGTAGGTACTTTTGAGACTTTCAGTGGTGACGGTAGTAACAAGACATTTACTGTGGCAGAGAGCAACCTTAATGAGGGGCAGTGTACTCTTTACCTTAATGATGTTGAGCAGATAAACACTGACGATGATACGCTTTGGACTCTTAATGGAACTACACTGACGTTTACTACTGCTCCTGCTACCGGTACTGACAATATTAAGTTTTATTACGCAGGGGAATCAGCAGCTGTTTATACTAAAGCTCGTTTTTCTACAATTACTGGCAACAGTATCTCAGGTATGGGTAAGCTACCTGACGGAACCACTACACTAAATGTGAATCAAATCTATGGTATTAATGTTAAGGGTAGAGGCCGTGGGGATACAGAGAGAAATAACGGATATAACGTAACGGTTACTGGCAATACATTAGAAGGTGTAAATGGTTTTGGCTCTGGCATTAGAATCCAGAATGATTGCGTTAATGTGACTGGCAACAACATTGAAAAGTTCCGATGGGGCGTTAATGGTAATACTGCCATACATGATGATAGTAATATTAGTAACAACAACATATACCACTGCTCCCAGTACGGTATTAATGTTATTCAGAGTGGTACGAATTGTATTGTACAGGGCAACAATATCACAGGCTTAGAGTCTCCTACTCCTTGGCTTGCAGGAGAACTTGTTATCTTAGGGAATAAGAGGTCAAACGGTGGGAATGTTTATAAATGCTCTCAGGCAGGAAGAGCAGATACAAGCGGCACCGGCCCTTCTGGAACTGGTACTGACATTGTTGACGGAAGTGCTAAGTGGGACTACGTTAGCGCCTTCACTGCGGGAGTATATGAACCCCTCACGGCTATTCACGTTAAAGGGCATTATGATACCGAGAACTACAACATCTCTAACAATTCTATATCTGGTTGTAAGAAAGGTATTAAGATAAGTAGTACCGATGAAGCTAAAACTGATTGGACTGTCAGTACCGCTTTTGCTTTAGGAGATAAGGTTGTAAACAACAGCATTAACTATAAGTGTACAACAGCAGGAACGTCTGCCTCTAGTGGTGGTGGCCCTACTGGAACAGGGAGTGCAATTGCAGACGGCTCAGTTGTTTGGCAGTATGTAACCGCAGGCTCTGAGATAAGTAATGTATTAATTACCGCTAACACCCTAAGCAATGTTACTGGGAACGGTATTGAGTTTGCAGATTGCAATACTATTACGTTAGAGAATAACCAGTATAAAGGTGAGGTTACAAATCAGTTTATTCGTCCGGTAAGTCCCAATCAGAATGTTACAATAAGAGATAGTCGAACCAAGACTCTTAACACCAATGCCGTTTCTACACTTCAAACTTTTAATACAAGTGTTGTTGACCAAGCCGTTAGAGTTACAGCTTCCGTCACAGCTAAACAAGGTGACGCTGAGTTTGCAGCCTATAAGATTACAGGGTTGTTTAAGGTATCAAGAGAAACAGTTATAGTAGAAGGAGAACCTGTTGTAGTTATTACCTTAGCACAAGTAGGTAGTACAGCAACTGAGTATTCCATCACAAGCAGTGGAGCTGCCTCTTGGGGCGGTGCAAGTTTCCTATCATTTGAGGGTGATTTGCTTATAAGGGTGCAGGGAACTGCGGCTACTCCGGCTACGGTATGGTCAGCTAAAACAGAATATGTGTCTACTACAGACGCTTCATTTTAATAGGAGGGCATTGTGCCTACTAAACTAATTACAAAGTACAGTACAACAGGCGGTAGTATTCCCTCTAGTGGTGATTTAGACACAGGTGAATTAGCTGTCAATATAATAGACAAAAGGTTATACACAGAGGACGATTCTAATAATGTAGTAGAGTTAGGAACTAACCCTTCTAGTCTTACACTTGGTGGAGCTGTTACTATTACAACAGGCTCAGCTACACCTAACGGGACTGTTACAGCAAACGTTGGTTCGTTGTACTTACGTACTGCTTCTAACGCTGAAGGTAATCTTTACATTAAAGTATACTCTACCGGCAACACTGGGTGGATACCGCTAACTAACTAAAAGGGATTTTATCATGGTAGAGGAAACTAAAGAAATGATGGACATAGCAGCAGTGTCGACAGGAGTGTTATCCTTAGCTGCTTGGTTACCGCCAGTGGCTTCATTGTTTACAATCGTGTGGATGGGACTTCGTATTTGGGAGTCCGACACAGTTAAAGGGTTAAGAGGAAAAGAGTAATGTCAATCATCAGTGCGCTCATACAGCCAGTAACAAAGATACTAGATAAGGTAATACCTGACGCTGACACTAAGCAACGTATAGCGCACGAGATTGCCACACAAGCACATACAATAGCACAAGCACAGATAGAGGTGAACAAAACTGAAGCAGCAAGCAAGGACTTATTTGTCGCAGGTTGGCGGCCTGCTGTGGGTTGGACTTGTTGCCTTGGAATGGCGGGTAACTTCCTTGTTATTCCGATGGCAAACTTTGCGCTTGCTTTATCCGGTTCTTCAATCACTATTCCCCTTATAGATTTGTCAACTATGTTGCCTGTCTTAATGGGGATGCTTGGGTTAGGTACGTTGCGTACATATGAGAAAACTAAGGGGGTTAAGTAATGGCTACTGGATTAGAAAGCGCCTTTGACCAACAAGAGGAAGATGTTTTTGCAGTGGAGGAAGGTGCCTCTACTGGTTACGGTTCTTTACAGGAAGCACTAGCTGCCGGACAAGATGCTTACAATTCTTCTTACTTAGAACAACGACAAAAGTCTTTAGATTCAGCTTTTAATAAGTTGTCTGAAAAAGATAAAAAGAATCTTGAAAAATATGAAACTCGTATAGACCGCTCTAGTCGTGATGCTATGGGTGTTATGGATGCACACCCAACGGCTTACAACTACATAATACAACAACGTAAGTTAAAGGCCGGTGTTAAAGATTTAGATTTAGATTCTTTAATGTTTGACCATAAAACAATGGGTCGTAAACAAAAAGATACGGATTGGTACGGTGAAGACAGCGCTTATCGTCAAGGCGCAGACGCGCAATCTAACATAGTAAAAGACTACTTAGAGGAAAGCGGTACTCCTCTTTATAAAGAACTAGAAGACGGTACACGATTGTATCTTACCACAGGAACTTCTGCTCACTTCGATATGGACGAGTTTGGACAGGGAGAAGGTAAGTGGATGCAAGCAGGTGACGTAGGTACATACAGCACTTACTGGGAACCTAAGCCAAAGCGTAGTTTTCTTGAAGGTATGCTTGCTAACCCTGTTTTCCGTACTGGACTTGCAATAGCTACAGGTGGTTTGTCTGAAGCTTATATACAAACAGGTAGAGCATTAACAGGGGAAGATTTAAACTCTGAAGACTGGGCCAGTACGATAACGGGTGGAGGCACTGCGGCCTTAGCTGCAAAAGCGGCTATTACTGGCGACCCTACAGCGTTGATTAGTAACCTAGTGACTGACAGTGCGATAGGAGATGCCCTAAAGACAGTAGGCGTACCTCAAAGTTTACTAGATGACCCTGACTTTATGGCGGGAGTTGGAGATGCTGTAACTACTGTAATAGACGGTGGAAACGTACAAGACGCTTTGGGGTCAGGATTAGAGAAGTACGTAAAGGAAGGCGGTAGTTTCGGTATAGAGCTTCCCGATGCTCCTGATATAGACATTGATTTTGGTGCTGTAGGCGATGTAGTTAGTAACCTAGCGTCAGGCGTTCGTGACATAGGTTCACAGATAGGTGACGTAACTGACCCCTTATTGTCTACAATAGGTGACGTAGGGTCTGCTACGGAAGATGTAGTACGTGAAGTAGGCTCAGGCATAGCAGACGCAGCAGAGCCGTTTAAAGAGCCTTTACAGGAGACTGGGAGGTTTATTGATGATAACCTACTGCAGCCTGTTAAAGACGCTCTATTGGACGGAGGAGGAGGCGCTATGCTGACAGGTATGGTAGGAGGAGGAGGTCAGCCTTTAGGTACACGTACAACGGACAGTTTGTTTAGAGATGAGTTGTTTAAGTTCTCTCCCGTTAAGTTCACTAACGTAGAGCGTGTAGTGCAGGACGCACCAAGAGAACAACTAGTTGACTTTAACGATGACCCTTTCGCAAGTGATTTTAATAACAGGAACCTATTCGGATGAATTATTTAAACGCAATAAACAGAGTACTACGTAGGTTACGTGAGGACGAAGTATCTTCCGTTACG